TTACTCACATTTTCCCGGTGCAAATTGCTTCCAATATTTATGGCCACCATAATATTCATTAGAATGTTCAGAATAAATAGGATCACAGGTTATTCTTATCTTAAATAGGTCAATATATTTTTCTTTTTTTTTCATTATTTTAATCACTTCTTTATCAATCCAGATATCTTGTTTTTTTATAGCCAAACCACTAAACACACCCCAAGACTCATCCATGTCATTATTATAAGAATAATCATCATTATACTCAAAAGAACCATATATATGACAACTAACATTCATTTTATAACAATTTTTCAATGTTGTTTCAACCTCCCATATATCGGCCCATTCATTAGATACCTTTTTTGTGAAAGTCATTTTGATGATTTTAACGTTCGGATCGGGTGAGTATTTATCTTTTATAATTTTAGGATTGTTGAGTATTTTTAATAAATCGTTATCATTCTTCACTTCTGCAGTTACGAGCGCCGTAAAACAAAAGAAAAATATAGTAATTAATAATATAAACTTTTTCATGGTCACCTTTTTAAAAACATTTTAATTTTTAGGTTCAAAAGTAACTATAAATAATTGACTTTTTGCTTTTTTTTCACTTTGAATCATTTCATACTTACACTTACCAACTATTCCATTACATTTTAATTTATTACTACTGATAAAATTTGAATATTTTTGTAAAAACAATTTGCCACCATCTGATGAATTATGGGTGCAAAAAGTATCTAAAGCGGCCCCCATTACAAGGAGCGAATTAAGATTTACGATATTGTCATCAGTAGGGACAATAATAACAAAAGAAGAAATCACATCGGGCCTTCCATTAATATTTAAAATAGCTCCAGTTTTTTTCGCGGTAATAATTCGTCTAGGTGTCCCATCGTTTGGTAAAGCATCCTCTACTTTAAAATCAAGGTTAGCCTCGCGCAATATATTTTTAATAGATATTTCAGATTTAATGGTGGTGCCCAGTGAGTGATGTTCTATCTTTTTATTTAAACCAGGGAACATTCCTTCGGCGTTGACGACACCAGAATATAAAAATAACAAAACAATAAAGATAATTATTTTTTTCATGGTTTATGATCCAATTTGTATTAATTCAGATATATCACATTCCCTATTTTTTGGTATCGTGATTTGAGCAATCCTTTGAATCTCCTTCTGGGTCTTCATATGTAGCCGTGAGACGATTTACTTTTCCCTGTAGAGATTTGCATAAATTTTCCAGTTTGACAATCCTTGATCTTAAATCTTTATTTTCGTCGATGACCTGCGCGAATTGTCGTTCGCGTAAAAGAGCACGTTTGAACGCATTTAAGTTTGCCTGAATAGCGGGAATAAGAATAGGGTCGCCAGAATCAAAAATTTCCTTGATATCTGACATCGCTTGAAGAGACGGTTCAATACCGGAATCATTAGAACCTGATGGAGAAGTAACTGGATAGGAGTTTTTTTTATTTTCACTTAACATATATGTATTAAGAGAACCATGATTCTCTGGATAATTTTTTGTAGAGATTTTCATCGGCCCTTCATCATGTAATAACCAATTTAATGATATGCCCTCTTTATGGCAAAATGCAGTAATTTTTTTAATTGAGATACTATTTCTATTTTTATTGGTGCTGATGGTATTTTGTTTAATATTAAGTAATTCAGCGACTTCATAATCATGTTTAAGCCCCTTTAATTCCTTAATCTTCTCAACTATTTCAGAAAAAGAATGCATATTGCGATATTTTTCCTTGACAATACTGCGTTTTGCAGTTTATAAGTTCAATCATGAAAGTAAAACACTTAACCAAAGACGACCAAAAGAGATACCGCTACATCAAATCATTACTTGCCCTCAGAGGCGACGAAATCGAACTGCAAGACATTGCGAAAGAGGCCGAAGCATCAGGAGCGCTCGTATCGCAAGTTATTCGCGGGCATAAAAAGGGCGTCGCCCGCAACGGAAAAAAGATCGCAAAAATTAAGCAACTAATAGCCGCGAAACTCGGCAAACCGGAGGAAGAATTATTCCCCAGGAAGGCCGCTTAAATTTTGATTTTATCTTACCAAAAATAGCGAGGAATGCAATGTCAAAAAAACACAAACAAATTGACAACGAAAAGCAGGCTAATTTATTTGCTCTTTTAGAGCCTGATTCACCGCCAAGTCCAGGCAGTATGGCTATCGGCATGCGTTTACGCCACGCCGCCTCTAAAGCAGTTGACAATTACGTAAAAAACAATCCCGGAAAAGGGCGCATAGATCTTTGCGCCGAGATTTACAAACTCACCGGCATAGAGGTGCCCAAAAGCACGCTCGACGGCTGGACGGCGGAATCACGCGATCTGTCAAATGAAGGCATTGATTTTAACGGCAATAAACGATGGGGCATGCCTGGAGAAATAATTCCGGCGTTTTGCTTTGTCACCGGCGACTGGGAAATCCTTTTTATTCAGGCGGAGGCGGGCAATTACAAAGCGCTCAAAGGCAAGGATGTTGTCCGCGCGCGCATCGGATTACTCAAAGAAGAAATCACAAAAAAAAATCAGGAACTCAAAGGGCTGGAGAAAGCCCTGGTCGAATCAAATTAAAAAAAAAGGAGAGATGGCGATGTCGAAAATAATTAACGCGATTGAAACAAAGAATGTCGGGGAACTCATTAAAGCATTGAAACAATTTCCAGCGGACATGGCGATTGATGTCGAGGTGGAGAGCACCGTGGCTGTTTGTCATTTCAAACCGGGCAAGGGTGACTACTTCCGGGATAAACGTGGCTTCGTGAAGCTGATGGGCGTTGAGACTAAATAATAAGGAGGCGATGGCGATGGCGGCAAAGAGTTGCAGAAAAATTGAAGTGATCATGGTGACGGATCAAATTCTTGAAGTCATTCGAGACGCAAAGGAACCGATCAGCGTCACGGATATAGCGCGCGCGACCGGATTGAGCGTTGATAGTTGTTTCCGTCAGGTCGGGACGATGACGGAAATGCGCTGGGTTGAAAAGATCGGTGACGGCTACATCATCGGAATGAAGATGGCGGGATTCCGGGCGAAGAAAATAGCGCAATTATTAAACGACAGAGATGTCATTGATAAAAAATTAACAGAACTGGAGGAGAGATAAATGTCAAAACGAGAGGCGGAATTATTAACCAACGCAATGGAGAAGCATGCCGAAGGCACTGAGAAAATAAAGCGCGACATGGAAAAGACAGCCGAACAAAAACAGAAAGATAAAGAAGCGGCAATAGCGAAAATTTTTGAGGGTGCTGGTTCTATTAAAACTCTGAAATTTCAAAAATCACAATCAGGCTTTTTTTATCTATTAAAGATGAAAGAAATCAAGGAATCAAAAGCATATCGTGATCTCTTTGATATGTCCTGGGAAAAATTTTGTGAATATGTGGGTGAAAACCGCCGATGGATTGATGAACAGCTTGCAGATTTAAAGCCATTCAAAGTCGAATTTCTGGAGGATTTCCTCCGGTTTTCTGGAGTCACATTAAATAAAATCAAGTATTTAGGTGATTCAAATGCGGAGGTAAACTCCGGAATTAACGGAAATGCCATTACCTATAATGGCGAAACAATCCCGGTCGATCAGGAACACGCCGAAGAGATTCAATCCCTAATAGAGACCCTCGAAGAGAACCACAAAAAAGAAAAAGACGAGGCCGACACCACGCTCCGCACAAAAGAGCGCCTCCTTAAATCAAAGGAAGACACCATCAATAAAATGGAGCGCGAACTAAAACGCCTGGAGCGCACGGTCGAAAAATCCGAACTCACCGAGGAAGAGCAGGAAGGCGTGGACATGCTCATCCAGATGCAAAAAGATTTCCTCACCACAGTATCCGACATCAAGAAAAAAATCATTCCGCACAAAGCGCCGGAAGTCGTCCTGCGTCAGCTCTACTACCTTTATATATTCATGTCCAAAGTCACGATGGAAGAGCGCCTGGGCCTGCATGAAGAATACAAAAATGCAGAAGAGGTTCCCTGGGAAATTTCCGAATTTGAACTTCCTGCTACCGACGTGCTTATCGACAACCTGCCCATGACAGCGGGCAAGGGCATGGGTAAGAAAGTGGCGGCGAAGATGGAAGAGCGGAAGGCGAAGAAGACCAAGAAGTGAACAGTGAAGGGTGAATAGTGAATGGGAAAAAGAAGACCTCATATAGTGATCCTAGATTTCCGCAACCGGGAATTAAAACATGTTTGGCCTGGCTTCAGCGTAAATAACGCCATTGCGGAATTAAAAAAGCATGGAAAAAAACCAGCGCGAATAATCACTCGGAGTAAATGATATGGCAGTATCGGAAACCATTTTAAACCACGTAGAATCAAGCCTGCGCGGCCTCACGCCCAAAGAAGCTGCACAAAAAACAAAGAAACTAGCAGCGCATTACGGTGTCACACCGGCCAGCATCAATCGTTACGCGGCGGCGCGGGGGATTCGGTTTCGGAAGGAGCGCAAAACAAAAGGTCAATCAAGCGCATCGCGTGAGATTCTTCTCAACGCATCAACGCTTATGCTGACATCCAGACGCACATCCAACGAAATCCCCCTGCCAGCCTGCTACGCAAAAATGATTCTGGAAGATTCCGGGATTGAGACGGGCGGTGTTTCCACCAACCGGTTTGTCGCGAGGCTCCGGGAAGAGCAAATATCGGCAAAAGACTTACTCCGGCCATCGCCGCACCAGCGCCTGCTTTCCGAGCATCCGAATCAGGTCTGGCAATTCGATGTTACCAACTGCCTTCAATATTTTCTCGATGATAAAAAAGGCATGGGTGAGCGCGACCTCCAAATGACCATGTACAAAAACAAAATCGTCAAGACCCTGCGCGACAAACCAATCAAAAAAGAACTCCTCCGCTACGCCGTGGTTGATCACTGCTCCGGGGCTTTTTTCTTCCTTTATTATTACGCGTCCGGCGAACGTGCGGCGGACGGCTCCGATTTTCTTTTCCGCGCCATGCGGCCCAAAGACGACCTTATAAAAAAAACGTGGAACGGCGAATCCGGCGCGAAGCTCGGCCAATACAAATTCCACGGCGTTCCCTTCATACTCGTATCCGACCGAGGTTCCATCCTCACGGCAAAATCCAATCAGGCGCTCATGGAAGCCCTGAGAATCGATCTGCAACTGCACATGCCGGGCAACCCGCGCGCGAAGGGCGCAATCGAAGGCCTGATGCATTACATCAATACCTTTGAATCCGGCCTCAAATTTCAGCGTCCATCAGGATTGGATGAACTTAACCGCTGGGCGCTGGATTGGTGCATATGGGTCAATGCCGAAAAGAAAATGCGCGGCGTCGCTCCCCGATCAAACATGTGGTCAAACATCACGGCCCAGCAACTGCGGCTGTGCCCGGAAGAGGAACTTTACCGCCTGCTCATCAAAGAGCCGACGATCACCAGGATAGCGGACGGATCGCGGCTGATCAGCGTGGACAATCGCCACTATCAGATTCCTGATTCAATGGCTGCTGGCCAGAAAGTCAACGTTGTACGGCATCCTTATGAATACCCGAATGTCGAAGTACATTTTAACGGCAACGTCTGGCTGTGTGAGCCTATTCCTGAAGACATCTATGGAAGAGTGAGCAATGGTACGCCCTACGGCGAATACAAAACACCGAAGTATACCGAAACGCAAAAAGCAAAAACAGAAATGGAAGGCAAAGCTGAAAGTTGGGGCATCACATGGAAAGGCACCGGCGACAAACGCATGGCCGTGGCCCCGCCTGTCGGCTTTGAGTCGCCGCTTAAAGTCTTCGGAAATCACGCCGATAAAGTCGGCAACATCGAATTTATCGAACGCAAAGGCACACCGCTGGAAATCAAAGAACCTGAATTGCCGGTTAACACAGCAACGCCGGTGGATGCATCCCAAATTTCGCGCGGCATTGCCACGCGGCGCATATCCTTTACCGAATTATTAAAGCAATTACGCGCGGAGATCGGTGTCATCACACCGGCGCTGAATAACGAACTGCGCGAAAAATACGAGCAAGGCATCACAGTAAACGAAGCGGAGGAGGTGATCGGGGCGATTATTGAAGGGTCATGGGTCAAGGGTCAAGAAACAATGGAAGCGACAGGATAAAAAATACTGGATTCCCGCGCAGGCGGGAATGACAGAAAAGAGGAGATGGCAATGGCGAGACCAAAAGTAAACGAACAATCAGCCTACGAGATGGATTTCAAGCCAATCATTTTAAAAGAAGTGTGCGTGGAGTGCGGCATCAGTCAGACGCTGATCGGCAAGGCTACGAAATTAAGCCGCGCCTCGATCAACCTCACGTTCAATCGCGGATACATGCCGAAAGAGCGGCTGGATTTTAAAGCAATCGTAGAAGCGGAGATATCAGCCAACCCGCGAGCCATGCAGTGGCTGATCGAACGGCAGATGAAAATTGAAGACATCTGGCAGCCGCTGGGCAAGGATTTGCGCGCAGTTGCTCCGGCAGGACGGAGCGACAGAACGTGGGCGACAAGACGGATAGCGGCAATCGTGCCGGGAAACCCTGAACAATTAATCAATAGCGTGGAGGTCGAGATGATAGATCAGGAAGCAATGAAACATTTTAAAATATTCAGGAACCCTTTTATTGACGACATTCAAAAGGATTCGGACATTTTCATGAGCGAAGAACATCGTTACATCGAAGCGGCAATGCTGGACACAGCGCGGCACGCGGGATTTCTCGCCGTCATCGGCGAGGTCGGCAGCGGCAAATCGGTTATACGCCGCAAGGTCATTGAGCAGCTAAACAAGGACGGCGACACCATCGTAATTTTCCCCAAGATGATCGATAAAACAAGAGTCAACTCATCGAGTATTTGCGACGCCATCATCATGGATCTGTCGGAACAAAAACCGGCCAGAACTTTAGAGTCAAAATCCCGCCAGGTGCACAAACTTCTGCTGGAGAGGGCAAAGCAGAATTTCAGGGCCGTCCTTATTATTGAGGAAGCGCACGATCTGAACACCAACACACTCAAATATTTAAAACGCTTTTCCGAAATGGAAGACGGCTACAGAAAACTTTTGGGCATCATCCTGGTGGGCCAGACAGAACTGAAAAACCTTTTCAATGAGCAGGCGCACATCGAAATGCGCGAAGTGATCCGCAGAATACAGACGGCGGAAATCAAGGGCCTCAACGGCAATACGAAAGAATATTTAAAACTGAAATTCAAACGCATCAACGTGAAGATCGAAGACATTTTCGATGATAACGCCTTTGCCGCGCTGAGCCGCCGACTGACAACCAAAGACCGGCGCGATAAAACCGTATCACACGCCTATCCGCTGATCGTCAATAACTACGCCGCGCGGGCCATGAACCTGGCATTTGAAATGGGAGAAAAGAAAGTCACGGCAGACGTCGTCATGGCGATTTAGGGAAAGAGGATTAGAAGTTTAGACGGATTAGAGGATTAGTTCCTCCCCCTTGAGGGGGGAGGCCAGGTGGGGGTGAAAACATGATTGAAAACTTTGTACCGTACATTGAGAAAATGCCGATAAAAAAAAGGCGCGTGCCTTTGTATAAATGGTCGATGGAAATCCTGTGCTGGGCCGTCATCATCATTGCGGTGCTCCATTTCGGGCCGATCTGCCTGAGGATATTCACGAGGTAGGGTGCGTTCCCCGAACGCGCCGCATTAAGATTAAATCTTTGCGAGGAGATGAGATCTTAAAGGAGGCACAAAATGATTGAAAAAGAAAAAAGCAGAGAAATCGATACATCTGAGAACAGGAGCCGTTTGCAGTCGGAAATGTTTAACCACGTCGGTAAAATTAACGCCATCAGTATGACCGCGCTTTATGAGATCGTCTTTGATCGTCCCTGGAACGATAAGATCAACGACACCCGCGCCCTGCGGACATTAATCACGGCCCTGCGGGATGAAGGCGTTGCGATATGTTCATCCTCCTCTCAGAACGATGGCGGATACTACATACCCGCTGCGGGCAGTGAATATACTGACTACCTGCGCAAACGGAAAATCAAGGCACTGATCATCCTCAAACAAAACTCACTCGCGGAAAAAGTTTCTCTGCCCGCCTATCTCGGACAACTTCAACTTGAAATGGAGGCAACATAATCGTGAAGAGTGGAAAGAGAAATGTGAAAAGTGTCATTCCCGCGAAGGCGGGAATCCAGGAAGAAGCAAATGAAAAGCTCCTTCTTGTGAAACACATCAATGAACGCATAACTGATTTAGAAGCAAAGGCGAACGCCGAAATGGAAGCAGTGTTGTTGCCCTATAAAGAGTTTCTCGATGCGTTGCGTAACGACAAAAGCGCGCTGGAAAAGGAACTCACCACGTTAATGAAGAGAAACAAAGGAGTCCTTTTTGACGGTACCGACGTTGTCAATCTGCCGCATGGCTCACTGATCCGTAACGAAGGCGATCATGTCAGCATTCCCAAAACAGCATTGGCAGCCTGCAAGGAAAACAAATTCATTGATGTTATTAAGATCGTCGAATCGCTCGACCGCAACAAAATAGAAAAGTGGCCGGACGCCAAACTCGTGCTCATCGGCGCGGAGCGGAAACCGAAAGAGGAATTTGAATACACCGTGAAGAGTGAAAAGTGAAGGGTGAAGGGTGAATGGTAAATGGTAAAAGCAAAACAAGTATATCGAATCAGAAATACAAAAACAAACGAATGGTGGGAAGACCGCGCTGCGACCGTACGTGACGCTTGCGCGATGGCGGGATGGGATTTCGCGGACTGCGAAATAAAATATAAAAGTGATTACGGTTATGGCGGCTGGAAAAAGTGCCGGGAAAAATAATTTGTCATTCCCGCGCAGGCGGGAATCCAGGAGATAAAAACATGAAGAAGTTAATTTTTAGCGAACCGATATGTACAAAAGATTCGTGCATGCAACACGATCCGCAATATTCAAATAATTGTCGGATTCTTTTCTCAATTGAAACTTGTTGCGATGCAGAAGTTAAATATCCGCCCCGCCACCTGCGCCGCATTATGGCCTGGTTGGACAAACACCTGCCATGCATCGCGTTAATTATAGGTACACTCGGTGCATTTAAATGAGTCCTGAACTGAGCGCGCCACTGGAGAGGATCTGCGCAACATGCGCGCACTATGGATGGCGGCATGAACCGCACGTTTGGCGATGGGCGTATTGTTTAAAAAAACAAAAGTTTTTCCCGGAATCAATACCCAAACCGGGAGAAAAAAAAGGATGCGAAGACTACGAAGTTTAAAAAGGAGGGAATTATGGAAGGCATTGTAATGGTTGATTATGGTCAGGCGGTGACATTGGTCGCTAAAATGTTTTTTTTGATGACAATTACTATTTTCCTGATCGCGATTACCTTACTGGTAATTGGAGTAATTATTTTTGGCCTTGCGAAAGCAGGTAAATTTCTACTTGCTCATATATCGGAGGCTATTAATGAACCACGCGAAAAGATATTGGCATACAAGTTTTTTTTACCAAATAAAGTGTGTCATTCCGGCGAAGGCCGGAATCCAGGAGAAAGCGAAGGGAAAATATCATGATCAAAAAAATATTAATCGGCTGGATAATCATAGTTTGTTTTGTTGTCAGCCTTCCGCTGACGATCATCAGAAAAGCCTGGCAGATAGCAGGCGTTAGTTGTCAATGGCTGGATAAAAAATGTGAGGAGAAATAACAATGGTACACGAATTAAAATGCGACAAGATTCCATTTAAATATCTCTTCAACGAGGAGAAGTCTTGCGAGATTCGCTATAATGACAGAACTTTCAGCACCGGTGATAGATTGCTTTTAAGAGAGACAAAATATTCCGGCGCAGAAATGCGAAAAGGAAAGCCGTTGATTTATACGGGATCATCAATCTCGGCCAGAATAACTCATATACTATACGATCGACGATATGGTCTTCAGGAGGGCTTTGTTTGTTTATCATTAAAAGTCACATCAAAAGCGATGTTACATAAGGAAACTAAAAAATGACCGATCACTGCCCACACTGCAATAAGGAGATAAATTTTATGGATGTTATTACAGACAAGGATTTACGTTACGTCATCGCCGCGCTGCCCTCTTTTGGTTCGCGGTATGCGCACCTGGTCATGGGGTACGCGCAGCTATTCGGCGTCACGCCCATGCACATCAAGGCCAAGAAGCTGCGGCTCATCATCGAAGAGATGAAAAAGTTATTCGACGCGCAATCATTCGCGTTTGAAAAAGTCACATACGGAATCAGTCACGCCGGAATCGGCGAGGCGCTGGACATCATGATAAAAAGGGATTTCAAAAAGCACCTGACTAATCATAATTACCTAAAACAGATTATGATCGATATCTCCGAGCGCGAAGGAAAAGGAAAATCCAAACAGGACGAAAAGGATCTGCGCGTGCGCGAAGGAAACGCACTGGCCGGGAACGGCAGGCCGGAGAAGGAAGAAACACCCAGGAGCGTTCCTCCTGAGGTGGCAGAAGCCAATATGCAGCGATGTCGTGATATTGTTAACGGCATAGGTAAAAAAATATGATTATTCAAGTAGCCATATTCTTTTTCTCTTGTATTTCGATTTGGGCGCTGTCCGGCAAACGATACCAACTCGGTTTCATTTGCGGCCTGTGCGGCCAGCCGTTTTGGATTTACGCCACGATTACAGCCGGGCAGTGGGGTATTTCCCTTGTGAGTTTGTTTTTTACAGTCAGTTATATTTGCGGCATTTTGAGGCATAGATCATGATTAATACCGGTGTGAAAATAGAACGGCCCGTTAAAAAAATCGAACCGTTGCAAATCAAGATAATTCATACAGCAGTAAGCAATCTCGGTTTATCCGATCAGATATACAGGGACATTCTGTGGCTTCAATGCAAGGCATCATCATGCACGGATCTGAATTATCATCAGGCATCGAAGTTGATCGATCATTTCAAAACATTAGGCTTCAAAATTCCCAGGCGAAAAAAATATACACGAGGAACAAACGCCTTTCAGGATTTCCGATCCATGCCCCGCAAGGATCGTCCGGAAAATGTTGTTGTCATGCCGTCGAGAGAACAGCTTGATATGATCGACGCCCTGGCCGGACAAATAAAGTGGCGTGTCGAAGATGGCTTTCATCACTGGATTAAAAAGTTTTACAGAATAGAACGCATCACAAAAGACTGGGAAGCCTCGACCGTTATAGAAGGACTGAAAAAAATGCTGGATCATCAAACCGTGAAGGGTGAATAGTGAAAGGTGAATGGCTAAAAGAAATCGCTGCCGAGATGACCACCGAAAGTCTCCCTGAATGTTACCAGGACATCGCGGAAATCATCGGCGTTGAGGCAACACTGAGCCTTAGTGAGTACCTCGGCGGCACGCGATTTTATTTCCGCAAACTCGACGGCCTGCTCATGGATAAACGCGATGAACGGATCCGCAAAGAGTTCACCGGATTCAACCATCTGGAACTGGCGCGGCGTTACGGCTTGACGGAGACGCGCATCCGTGATATTTTACGCGGGAAATTACAGCAAGGTAAGTTGTTTGAATAAAGAGGAGGTCTCATGAGCACTTTAAATAATATAACAGTAGAAGACGATCGTCATGGAGGATTCACTATAGTGATTATGTTGCAAGACGGTTACCTCGCATCACAGAAATTCAATATAACAAATGACACCGTAGATATCGTAAACGGGTTACAACAACTGGCTCGCTTATTAACTACGGAAAATAGAACTAATAAATAATACATTATAATTATTTTCAAACCTTCCCAGCCCCTCCTCGCACGCGCGAGAGAGGGGTTTTCTTTTGCCATTTTCTCAAGTGCTTTGGTAGCCCGCCGTTTAACAATCCTTTAATGTCGTAAGCCAGACATGACCATCTCCTCGCTATAGCTTGCCGGAACTGATCGGGCGGTCGCCATTCCGCCCGATCAACCGGCAGGCGCATAGAGGAGGAACCCAGCGAGGTGCGAGACATGCGGAAAATCATCGCCACAATTATATTCATATTCGTTTTGATTGCTCAGCCGGTTTTCGCGGCTGATTTTTTGCCGGTGTGGCAAAACACAATCCTCCCGCATGAGGGCGGCTACTCCAATAACATCCACGATCCGGGCAACTGGACGGGCGGCAAAGAAGGCCAGGGCAGATTCCTGGGCACAAAGTACGGCATAGCGGCTTCTCAATACGGCACAAGCCTGCTTAAGCAAGGACTCATCATTAAACATCTCACACCTGATCAGGCGCGCATGATCTACGAGCGCGACTACTGGCTGAAATTTCATTTCGATAAATTAAAATCTCAGGGCATTGCCGATGAACTCTGCGACGAATCCGTGAACATGGGCGGCGCGGCGGCAGAGAGATTGCTCACGAAGGTTCTCATCGAAATATACTGGGCGACCGGCAATCCCATCCCGACGATTCCCGCAAAATTCACGCCTGAAACAATAGCCTGGATAAATGCTTATACAAAAGCAAGAGAACGCCGTGTGGCGTTCTTTAATTCGATACGGATCAAGCGTGTGCAGTTCTACGTTACATTGATTCAGAGGCGGCCAGCGATGCGACAATTTTTTTCCGCATGGATAAATCGGAGCGTGGATTAAGGAGATAGTTTAGAACATGGCATTCATATCATTTGTCTGGAAATACAAAGTATGGATTTTGCTGGCAGTCGTGGCGGTTTCCGCAGCACTGATCATCGCCACACAGCGTGTCAACCTCGAATTTAAAAAAGCAAAGATCGAAAAACAGAAGGGTCAAATCGAAACGCTGACAACAGCCAACAAAACAATGAACCGCAACGCTCAGGCGGCCCGCGTTGCGGACATCGAAATGAAATCAATTCAAAAGCAGGCAGAGCCGCTGCGTAATCTGGCGGCAAGCCTCACCGAAAAAGAGAAGGAAGGATTCAACAATGAAAAGATGGATCGCATTAACGATTGTCTCGGTGCTTTTTTTAATAACAGCGTGCTGCCCCGAACCTGTATTGGTGAAGCCATTCTGCCGCAGTCCGCTGCCGCCAACATGGGAAAAGGGCGGTAAAAATTTTGTTGCAAACAGCACGAACACTGTCATCTACGCGAAGGAGCTGGAGAAGACGGTGAAGTGCTACGAGCAGACGTACCGGGAGGAGTAAAAAGCGGGTGGACATCTTTGATCAGGCGCAGGAGCGTGACGCACTTTTCCGGGAGACCGCGCTGAAGGAGCACTTTAAAAAATCACACTCTCCCTTACCCTCTCCCCTCAAGGGCGAGGTGAAAAAGAGGAATTGTAAGGATTGCGGAGAGCCGATCCCGAAAAAAAGATTGAAAGCAAAACCCGGTGCGGAGCGGTGCATAGGGTGTCAGACAAATTACGAACAACGGAGGGACTGACGTGGATCAACTGGGCATAATGAGCGTTTTAAAAATTTTGGGCGATTTCGGGACTGTGGGCCTGGTTATTTTTTTGTGGTGGTCTGATAACAAACGGATGTGGGCCGTCCTTGACCAATACAAAAAGGACATGAATGAGCAACGCGAGATGTACAAATCCAATGTCTCTTTATGCAAGGACTTCGCCACGGTGACGAATGACCTGCGCGATATCGTCACTCTCAACATCCAGACAATGACCGAATGTAAGGACTCAATAAATCAAAATCAATTTTGCCCGGTAATAAGAATCAGCAAGAAAAAAGCAATGCGGCTTGTCGACGAAGAAGCCGTGGAAGGTTGATCTAATGAGCACACTCAACGCAATGCGCAAAGTGAGACTGACGAATCTGGAGCATAAAGCAAAACAATTACGGATTGAGATTGAAAATCTCTCACAGGTAATCAGCATCAATCTTGATTGTTCATTAAAGCGTCCGGAAGATCTGCCGATCGATATCGTGGACAATCAGTTTGATGAACTGAAATCAAAGTGGGCGGAGCTGGTTTCCGCACAGGCGGAGATCAAGCGGCTGGAAGAGGAACTTCGCTAGTGAATGGTGAAGGGTTAAAAGTGAATAGTAAAAAGAAAAAGGCAATCATTAAACTTTTAAAATCATTGATTCTGTCGTTAGTCTTTTTCCCGTTAATCCTTTTTTATTCTCTGCTTTGGGTAATGGATTGGGCAGGTGACAAGGCTTACGCTCTATTAGATTGGATGGATGACTTTGAGTGGAACACTCGGTTAATTGTTTCAGTGTCTGCATGGGTGATTTTGATAATTATTTTTTTCACCGTTCACTATTCACTATTCACGAGGTTTTAAATTGGCTGAGAAAGGAATCAAGATACAACTTGAACCCGTTGCCCGGCAGATGTTCATCGACGGGAAATCCCTTTCCGCCATCGAAACAGAACTCGGCGTATCCCGGCAGACACTATCCGCATGGAAAGGCCTGACCAAAAAGCCGGGTGAAGATCTCGACGAATGGGATAAGGCACGCGCCCGCAAAGCAAACTTCGGCCTACGCATGGAAGCCCTCCTGGAACGGGAGTTGACCCACGCCGAAGAGAGACAACCCGGCGCGATTGACAGCGCTCTGATGGATAGTCTCACAAAGCTGGGATCGTTAGTCGTTAAATTCAAACAGGCCGAGAGCAACGGCCTGTTCAGAGATAAAGTTAATGCGGCAGCGGCGGAAGTAGCCAAAGCCGTCAAGAAAGGCGGCATGTCGGATGCTGACGCAAGAGATATTTCGCGGCGTATTTTGGGGATAGTTTAAAGTGGATAAAGAAAACAATCAAAACGAATTTGATCAGGCGCGCAGTTCAACCGGCATCCTCCTGCCCTATCAGCAACGATGGGTGGCGGATCAGGCCGATGTCAAGTTCATAGAAAAATCCCGGCGTGTCGGCATCTCCTGGGCCGAGGCCGCTGACGATACCCTTTACGCATCACAGAAAGGCAACGGCGAAAAGCGCAACGTCTGGTACATCGGCTACACCAAAGACATGGCGCTGGAATTTATCAACGATTGCGCCAATTGGGCGCGCGCCTATAATATGGCTGTATCATCCATTAATGAATATGAAGAACCGGACGAAGATGACCAGGGCATTGTCAAAGAACAGAAGATCCTTGCCTATAAAATCACCTTTGAATCCGGCTGGCGCATTACAGCTCTCTCCAGCAGGCCGACAAACCTGCGCGGCAAGCAGGGCCGTGTGGTTATCGACGAAGCGGCCTTCCATGACGATCTGCCGGGCCTCCTGAAAGCGGCAATGGCATTGCTTATGTGGGGCGGTCAGGTTCGCGTTATCTCCACACACTTCGGCGACAGCAACGAATTCAACTCCGTTATCCAGGATATCCGGGCGGGCAAGAAACCTTACAGCCTCCATCGCGTGACGTTTGATGAAGCCCTGCAAGACGGACTTTATAAACGTATCTGCGAAGTTCTGAAACGCCAATGGTCGCCGGAGGCCGAGGTAACATGGCGGCAGGGCATCATTGATTCCTACGGCGAAGATGCGGATGAAGAACTTTTCTGCATACCGAGCCAGGGCACCGGCGTTTTCCTTACTCGCGCCGTCATCGAGAAATGCCTCAGCGCCGACATACAGGTGATCCGCTATGAACAGCAGACATCCTTTGGCGCGCTTCCCGATCATATCCGTCATGCCGAGGTAAGCGATTGGTGCGAGGAAATTCTAAAGCCTCTTCTTGTTGGCATCGATTCAAAACAAAATGCCGTCTTCGGCGAGGACTTTGCCCGCACCGGCGATTTGACCGTCATGAAATTCTGGCTGGAAAACCAGAAGGCCAACTGGCGCGAACTCTTTCAGCTCGAACTGCGCAATATGCCGTTCCAACAGCAGGAGCAGATCCTCTATTACATCTGCGATCGCCTGCCGCGCTTTCAGTTCGGCGCGCTCGATGCCAGGGGCAACGGCCAGTATCTGGCGGAACGCGCCATGCAGCGTTACGGCGAAGGACGCATTGCGCAGGTCATGATCACCGAGGCATGGTACCGCGAAAACATGCCCGCCTATAAAGCGGCATTTGAGGATCAGACAATAACGATGGCCAGAGACGCTGATGTCATCGAAGATCACCGGGCCTTTAAAGTCATTAAGGGAGTCGCCAAACTTCCAGAGATCCGGCAGAAGGGCAAGGACAATAAAAAGCGCCACGGCGATTCCGGTATTGCCGGTGCAATGGCCTGCTTTGCAACGAGGCAGGAATGGAACGGCGGGCCGGTAGAATACGAGACGGTTGCCAACAGGTGGGCATCGGGAAGAGATATTGATGACGAATCTAAAAATGAAAGCGGTTTTTTTAGCAGGGGGGCTTTCTGATGAGGCCGCAAAAATGCCCCACAGCAGTTTTGCCCTCCCATTGGGGCGGGAGTTTCATTGACACTGTTTATAAACATAACGTCGCGCGAAGCAGGGGCTAAATAATCATGCTGTACGACCAATATAATCGAGAAATCAAATTAAATAAGCCGATTCTTGAAGAAGTCGCGGTTCAAACCGTCCGGGATCGGTATGGTTCTTACCCCTCCCAGGGGCTGACTCCGCAACGCCTGGCGACCATCTTCAAAGAGGCTGATCAGGGCGATATCACGCGGCAGGCTGAACTGTTTATGGAAATGGAAGAAAAAGACCTGCATCTCGGCGGCGTTCTTCAAACCAGAAAGCTGGCCATAACCGGATTGGAGTGGGAAATCCTCCCGGCATCCGATTCCGCCGAGGATAAGAAGATCGCCGAAGCCGCCATCCAGATGATCGAGTACATGGAAAATTTTGAGGATATGCTTCTTGACATGCTCGATGCCGTCGGTAAGGGCTTTTCCGTTCAGGAAATCATGTGGGACATGTCCGAAGGCCAAGTATGGATTAAAGAGACGGAATGGGTCAACCAGATGCGCTTCACCTTCAACTCTGCTGCCGCTTTGTTAAAGATGCCTAAACTGATCACCGATGCAGCGCCTGTATGGGGCGAAGATCTTCTGCCGAATAAATTCATCCTGCACAAGTACAAGGCCCGCTCCGGAGCGACGGCGCGCGGCGGATTACTGCGGCCCTGCTCTTATATGTACCTGTTTAAAAATTACGACATCAAGGACTGGGTCATATTTAACGAACTGTTTGCCGTTCCGATGCGCGTGGGCAAATACAAACCCGGCGCTGGCGATCCCGAAAAGGACGCGCTCAAAAAAGCCGTCTTCAACCTGGGCGTCGATGCCGCCGCAGTGATCTCGGATAATTCGATTATCGAACTGGTAGAATCGGCACGCAAGGGAGATACCGGTGTTTTTTCAGGGTTAGCAGAATTTTGCGACAAGGCCATGAGCAAGGGCGTGCTGGGCCACACCGGCAGCGCGGAAAGCACACCCGGCAAACTGGGCGGAGAAAATGCATCGGAAGCCGTGCGGCATGATCTCATAGAATCGGACGCTAAAGCCGCACAGAAGACGATAAAATTTAAGATGCTCGCACCTTGGGTCATTTTTAATTACGGCCCAGGCAAAGGCGTGCCGATATTCAAACTGCATTTTGAAGAAGGCGAAGATCTCGAAAAGATTGCCCGCACCTACGGCATGCTGGTCAAGGACGCTGGTTTTGAGGGCATACCCGCAAGCCACATTCATGATCGCTTCGGCATACCCGTACCGGAAAAGGGAGAAATAACACTAAAAGCCGCGCAGCCTTTTTCCCTGGGTGAAGGTTTTAATCCCGCGCCCGACGCGATCAGCCAGGCCAATAAGATCATGGTCAACAAAGAAGGCACGCCCGACTGGGTCGCCGCCTATATGTCCGCCATCAAACCTTCTCTGCAGAATGCCCGCTTCGGCGCTCTTGACGAAATCGAATCCTATCTGCAAAAGCAGAAGACGCCGCCCACGCAGGCCGAATTCATCGCCTCCATACAGAGCATCCTGGGCGCGGCCCTCAGCGTAGTGGACAGGCCGGTCATCAAAAAAGCCGTCGAAATTATTTATAAGAATTTCCGCTTTGCCGATATAACTATCACCGATTTTGGCGGGCCGGATCTGCGCGCCATGAACTTCCTGTCCAAAGTCGATAATTTTTATATTTCCAAGTGGGTGCAGAATCCGGACGCGGTCGAAACCGTCAAATCGTTTTTGACGGAGCGCTACCTGCAGGACGGCGAAGCATTATTCAAACGCGCCCTGCCGGAAAACTATCAGGCCTTCCGGGATCTCTTCGGCCAGAAACTTTCCGATCTGGAAGATTTTCAGGTCAGCCGGATCATCGATACGTCAGTAACCAGGGCACAGAACTGGGCGGCAACGGCGCAGCTCCACGAAGCCGGGATCACCGAGTTGGAAGTTTACGAGCCGACAATGGAATGCGATTTCTGCGCGGCGATGAACGGCAAAGTCATCAGCGTGGCCACGGCCTACAACACAATGACCAAGCAGGCGGGCATGACGCCTGATCAGTACACGAAGGACATCCAGAAAATTGCGCCGACCGTCGCCAATGCAGAGGCCCTCGTGGCCAGGGGCTTATTGCCGCCGTATCATCCGCATTGTCACGGAATCGTGATTAAGCGCGTGAAACCGTGAAAAGTGAATGGTGAACGTATGGAAATAAACATGAACATAAAGCCAGATCCGGGAAGGTTATTTAAAAACCTTCGAGATGACATGAAACCCGCACGAAGGGCGGGCATGACCAACTGGCTGACCACGGTTGAAGCGATCTCGGTCAAAGACGCGCCGCAGAAAACAAGCAACATGAAGCGTACGCGCACAAGCCGCGTTAATGATGACGGAACACGCGGCACGCTGGCTTTCACCGCGCCGTATGCCGGTTATGTTCACGAAGGCACCGGTCTTTACGGCCCGCATAAAACAAAGATCGTGCCCAAAAGCAAACAGGCGCTTTACTGGCCCGGCGCATCGCACCCGGTCAGATCAGTCAAGGGCATGAAAGGTCGTCCCTGGGTGAGAATCGCGGCGGGTCAAGTCGATGGGGCCGTTCTTTATCGCGACGGCATGAGAAACTACCTACAGCAAAAAGGGGATATGTAATGAAACATCTACTGCAATTAATCTGCAAAGAAATAATAGGCGTCCCGGAAGAAATTCAGGCGATTCCTTACGGCGTCGAAATCCAGACACCGAAAGGGCCATTCACTCTGGACGAACAAAGCGCTCCTATCGTGATCGCCGCCTTTGAAAATAAAAAAAATCAAATGGTCATTGATTACGAGCACCAGACTCTTCAGGGAACGGAGGCCCCGGCAGCCGGATGGATTACCAAACTGATCGACAAGGGCAAAGACGGAATATGGGCTGTTGTCAACTGGACGGATAGGGCCAAACAATATCTGGCTAACAAGGAATATAAATACACGTCGCCGGTTTTTCTGAAACGGATATCCGACAACAGGGTCGTCGAACTAATCAATATGGCCCTCACCAATCAACCGAATATCGACGGCATGGTGCCGCTCGTGAATAAATCGGGATATCAAATCCAATTTGAAAATAAGGAGGAAGTAACGATGAAAGCATTGTTGAAACTTCTCGGCCTGGCCGAGACGGCAACCGAAGCCGACGTCATCGCGGCAGTAAACAAACTTATAGGCATTGTGGCCAATAAGGGCGTCTTTGCAGTGCTGGGCTTGCCGGAGACGGCGACTGAAGCCGAAGTAATCGCGATGGTGAATAAACTCAAGAGCGGTAGCGTCGTTGTTGTGGCGAACAAAGCTGTCCTGACGGCGCTGGGCTTGCCGGAGACGGCAACCGAGGCCGAAGTCACCGGCACCATCATGGCGATGAAGCAATCGCACGATCAGGTCGGCGGGTTAGCTCAGACCGTAAAAGATCTCAAGGACAAACTGACGCTGAAGGACGCAACCGAAGTCGTGGCCCTGGCCATGAAGGAAGGCAAGATCACACCGGCGCAGAAAGACTGGGCCGATAAGTATGCCAAGGATGATCTGGAAGGTTTCAAGGTCTTCGTCGCCAAAGCGCCCGTGGTCGTCGTCATGGGCAGAGTGGTGAACGAAGACAAACATGTCGAAGGCGCTCTGGATGAAACGCAGGTATCCATCAATAAAATGATGGGCGTCGACGAAGAGACGTATAAAAAATACGACAAATAACAAACGTGAGAAGTGAAGTCTTTTTCCATTCACCCTTCACCATTTACGAATTTTAAAGGAGGTTACAAATGTTACATTTAATCGGATTAATTATAGCGGCGATTTTTATATTGCTGCTCACATTTTTGACAGACCCGAACCGCAGAGGCACTTTCGGTCGGACATTGCTTTCACAGCGCGGCGCGTTAACGGCAGATAAAAAAACGGAATACAAAGAAGGCGTGGAAGTTCCCGTACCCGTTGCGGCAGCAACTAAAATATTTGCGGGCGCGTGGGCATGCGTGAACGCGGCAGGTTTTCTTGTACCCGGCGCGGATACGGCAGCCTTGATTTTCCAGGGGATATCCCGTGCGTATGTGGATAATTCCCTGGGCAGCAATGGTGACTTAACCGGCTTGGTATTAAGACGCGGACTTGTAAAGGCTACTTTGGGCCATGCCATTACCCAGGCCAATGTCGGCGACAACGTTTTCCTTGTGGATGATGAGACCGTCGATCTAACAGCAAACACTACGAATGATATTTTCTGCGGTGTTATCGCCGAGTATATCGATTCTACCCATGCCTTTATTGATATTGAACCGGCAATCAGACAGGCCGATGTGGCCACGCACATTGCCGATACATCAGCTGCCCATGCCGCTTCGGCCATATCAATTACAGACGCCGGGAACCATACCGCGCAGACAGATGTGGAAGGCGCTCTACAGGAAATATATCCCAAAATTCCAGTAGCCATTACTGATCCCGGTGCATCGGGCGCAATCCCTGTGACCAAGTCCGGTACCGTTGCAATTACCACAACGGGCGCGGAAACTCGCACCATCGCTATTCCCGGACTAGCAGGAATAGAAATCGGCATCAGCATGGATGTGGATGGCGGCGACTGCGTTATCACCGCCGCTTCCGCGATCAATCAGACAGGTAATAACACCATCACGCTCAACGACGCGGGCGATACCATCGTCCTCAAAGCCGTGAAGAAAGCGGGCGCGTTGGTATGGCGTGTTGTTGTCAACGACGGCGCTACGTTAAGTACAGTATAAAAACACGTGAAGCGTGAAGGGTGAATAAAAAACAATTCACTCTTCACCATTCACCTTTCACAATTTTTTTAAAAGGAGGATTTTTCCAAATGATAGTCAATCAGGCAAATTTGCAAGCGATGTATAAATCGTTTAAAGTGATTTTCAACCAGGCATTTGAGGGTGCGCCCAGCATGTGCGACCTCGTGGCCATGCGCTGTCCCTCTACATCTAAAGAGCAGGGATATCCTTGGCTGGCCGATTTCCCCATGATGAAAGAGTGGATCGGCGACAGAGTCATCAAAGACTTATCGGCATTTGATTTCACCATCAAAAACAAATCGTATGAAGCCACCATCGGCGTTGATAGAGACGACATTGATGACGACAATATCGGTTTGTACACGCCGATGATTCAGGGTCTTGCTCAGGCAGCCAAAGAACATCCCGACATTCTCGTGTTCGCCCTGCTGAAACTGGCTTTTACCAGCAAGTGCTATGACAACCAGTATTATTGCGATACCGACCATCCCTGGGGGCCGGACGGTGCTGTAGTCAGTAATAGCGGCGGAGGTTCCGGCGCGCCGTGGTTCCTCATGGATCTGCGCAGGGCAATCAAACCCATAATTCTACAGGTCAGAAAAACACCGGAATTTGTTGCGATGGACAAACCCGATAATGAGCAGGTCTTCATGCGAAAGAAATATATGTACGGCGTTGACGACCGCAAAAACGTCGGGTTCGGCCTGTGGCAACTATGCTACGGCAGCAAGCAAACTCTTGATGCCACCAGTTACGCGGCAGCGCGCGCGGCCATGATGTCGTTTACTCGTGAAGATGGCGTAACACCGCTTGGTGTTATCCCGACGCATCTTGTCCACGGCCCGACGCTGGAATCAGCAGCCAAGACGGCCATTGATGCGGCCAATCAGGCAGGCGGAGCCAGCAACATCTGGTACAACACGGTCAAGACCGTTAACGTGCCCTGGCTGGCATAGAAAATAAATTGTCATTGCGAGACGCCGCTTCGGCGGCGTGGCAATCTAAAAACAAGAAAGGAGAATTACCGTGGTTATATCAGTGAGATCAATTTCAAAAACCTTCCACCGGGCCGGGAAAAAATTTACAGAAACGCCCCAGGAAATCGAAGTGGACAAAAAAACATACGACATTCTTAAGGCAGAGCCGATGCTTGTTGTCGAGGAAGTCAAAGAAGAAAAGAAAAAAGATAAATAGTTTTAACCCCAGCTAGAAGCTCCCTCCTTAGGGGTAGGGAGGGGGCTTTTATGGTGAGGTTAATGAGCCTACGGATGGGGATAAATTAATAAGGGGAAAAAGCAATGAATAAATCTGTATCACAATTAGACGCAGTGACCTCAGTCGCGGACGCAGACCTCCTTCTTCTGAGTATTTACAGTTCCGGCTATATCAGCAAATATATAACCTTTGCCAATTTCAAGGCAATGCTATCGTCAAAAGCGACAAAAGGATTTGAGAACTTAAAATTATCGGCGACTGGCACAAGCGTTAATGTATCTGTGACAGCGGATAAAATTATGGTTACCGATGCATCGGATTTGGGTGCGTTGTTATCTGCGGTATCACTGACCATCGCGACTACTACCAGCGGTGCGAACGGCCTCGACACTGGCTCGGCAGCATATTCAACATGGTACTCGGTATGGGTTATTTATAATGGGTCGACTGTCGCAGGGTTGCTATCAACGTCTGCCACATCTCCTACTTTGCCTACCGGCTACACTTATAAAGCGCGTGTCGGCTGGATTAGAACACAGAGCGCAACGAATTATTATCCGCTATCGTTTATCCAATATGGACGCCGGGTGCAATACAAGGTCGCATCCGGGTCAAATGTGACAGCGTTGCCATCAATGGCTTCAGGATCGGCTGGCAGCTTAACTACTCCGACATGGGTATCTGTATCTGTCAGCAATTATGTACCCACTACAGCTGCTGCTATATTTGGGTCATACGCGCAAACCTCAGGAGGTGCGATGGTTGCGCCGAACAATTCGTATGGTGCGATTAGTTCTACATCAAATCCTCCTGCCTTTGGGACGCGCGTCGTGTCAGGTTCTTTGCAATTAAGTCATTCGTTTGAAATGGTTTTAGAATCAACAAATATATATTGGGCAAGTTCTGATGCTTCGTGCAGCTTGAGATGCATGGGTTGGGAAGATAATTTGTAAGAGCAAAGGTTTTTATGACAGATTACATATCAATCGAAAATCAATCAGACATTATATGTGCTGAAGATATGACCTCTCTTTTGCAGGAGGGCGGCGCACCTAATGTTGATTTGACTGATACCGGCGCAGGCAGTGATGCCGTGACGCAAATTGCTGTTGGCTTAGCTCTTTCTGACACCGGCGCGGGCGCGGATAATCTCGGCAGCGGTATATCTGCACGATTGCCTCTTAGTGATACCGGCACAGGAACGGATGTAGTAAACCTTTTATCGGTATTACTGGCCCTGGCAGAAAGCGGTGCGGGCGCGGATATCATTTCCGGCCTCAATGTTTCGATCAATATTTCAGATTCCGGCTCCGGCAATGATATTATCGATGTCGTATCAAGATTAATAACCGTCGCGGAAAGCGGTGCGGGCGCGGATATAATTTCCAGTATCAACGTAGCGATTACACTGCCGGATGCGGGCGCTGGCAGTGATGCCACAGCAATCAATGTATCTCTTGCCCTGGCCGACAGCGGCACAGGCAACGACTCACCGGCGGTTAATGTATTACTAAACGTGCCCGATTCCGGTCTCGGTTCGGATGCGGTTAACCTGATTGCCGCGTTACTGGCGCTTTCAGATACCGGCGCAGGAGCCGACACCGTTGCGGTTAATGTTTCCCTGGCATTGACAGACACCGGCGCAGGCAATGACGTTGTTGCGCTTGTTTCCGCGTTGCTTACCATAACCGACAGTGGCCTTGGCGCTGATTTGCCGGGCATCAATGTATCGCTTACGCTTCCGGATACCGGCACAGGTACGGACGCTGCGGCAATTAATGTGTCACTTTCACTTGCCGACAGCGGCTCCGGCAACGACTCACCGGCTGTTAATGTATTACTAAACGTGCCCGATTCTGGACTCGGCTCTGACGCCGTCAATTTAATTGCCAAACTGCTAGCGCTTACGGATACCGGCGCTGGTTCCGACACCGTTGCGGTTAATGTTTCCCTGGCATTGACAGATACCGGCGCAGGCAGTGATGTTGTTAATCTCATTCAACGACTCATTAGCATACCGGATACCGGCGCAGGCACAGATAATCTGCAGGGGCTTAATGTAGCACTTACGCTTCCGGACGCGGCTGGAGGCACCGATTCCGTATCACAAATAAAAGTAAATTTGTCTCTTGCTGACAGCGGCACCGGCAACGACTCACCGGCTGTTAATGTATTACTAAATGTGCCCGATTCCGGCCTCGGTGCGGATGCCGTCAATTTGATAGCCAAACTGCTGGCGCTCACGGATACCGGTGCGGGATCTGACGCCGTTGCGGTTAATGTTTCCCTGGCATTGACGGATACCGGCTCCGGCAGCGATGTTGTTAACCTTGCGCAATGGCTTGTTAGTGTCTTGGATACCGGTTACGGATTAGATAATGTTCCGGGCATCAATGTGTCGCTGACGCTTCCGGATGCAGGCACAGGGACGGACGCTACAGCAATCAATGTGTCACTCTCGCTTGCCGACAGCGGCACCGGCAACGACTCACCGGCTGTTAATGTATTACTAAACGTGCCCGATTCCGGTCTCGGCGCTGATGCGGTCAACCTGATTGCCGCGTTGCTGGCGCTCACAGACACCGGCGCGGGATCTGACGCCGTTGCGGTTAATGTTTCCCTGGCATTGACAGATACCGGCGCAGGCAATGACGTTGTTGCGCTTATTTCCGCGTTGCTTACCATATCCGACAGTGGCATTGGCGCTGATCTGCCAGGCATCAATGTGTCGCTTACGCTTCCTGACTCGGCTGAAGGCACCGATTCCGTATCACAAATAAAAGTCAATCTGTCGCTGGCTGACAGTGGCACCGGCAACGACGTACCCGCTGTTAATGTATTGCTTAACGTGCCCGATTCCGGACTCGGCTCTGATGCCGTAAATTTAATTACCAAACTGCTGGCGCTCACAGACACCGGCGCGGGTACCGACACCGTTGCGGTTAATGTTTCCCTGGCATTGACGGATACCGGCGCAGGCAGTGATATTATTAATATGATTGCCGCGCTGCTTTCGCTTACAGATACCGGCACGGGCACAGATGCAGTAAATATCAACGTGTCGCTTTCCGTTAGCGATACCGGCGCGGGTGCTGATGTTATTAGTTTGATTGCCGCGCTGCTTTCAATTACAGATACCGGCGCGGGTGCTGATGTTGTAGCAAATATTAACGCGCTTATTTCCATCATTGAATCATGCACCGGCAGCGACGCGATAGCGCGGCTTTTAGCCTCCTTGAATATTTCAGATACCGGCGCGGGTGCTGATGTTGTGGCAAATATCAACGCGCTTATTTCTATCATTGAATCCGGCTCCGGCAGCGACGCGATAGCGCGGCTTTTAGCCTCCTTGAATATTTCAGATACCGGCTCCGGCAGCGATGCCGTAGCGCAATTATCTGCGCTGATAACATTAGCGGAAAGCTGTACCGGCACTGATGTCATCGAAAAACTCAGCGCACTAATTCCCGTCGTTGAATCCGGCGCGGGCAGTGACGCGATAGCGCGGCTTTTAGCATCCTTGAATATTTCAGATACAGGAGAAGGTACGGACATCATTGCCCAACTCAATGCGCTTATTCAGATTGTTGAGACTGGTGCGGGGACGGATATATCACCGGCAATCAATGTGTCGCTATCGCTGGCCGACAGCGGCTCCGGCACGGACATCATCAGCCTTGTCTCCGCGTTAATTTCCATCATCGACACCGGCACCGGCGATGACAGCGCTCCATCGATCAACGTGTCTCTGGCCATACCTGACTCCGGCATTGGCATGGATACCATTAGCTTTATCGGAACACTGGTTTCACTGGCCGACAGCGGCATTGGCGTGGATGTAGTCATCAATTACAGGCAGGACGCGAAGCGTGTAGACATTACATTTGTGCCGAGGCATGGCGCAATGAGCATGTCTCCCCGGAAGGGAAGCATAACTATGACACCTAAAAAAGGGAATATTACTTTTACAAAAATTTAAGGAGGATTTTATGAAAAAATTAACAGCGATTACGGAAGCACTTTTACGGTTATTCAGAAAGATTCGTCTCGTCAGTGACAGAGGTGTCCTTACCAAAGTATGGACAATCCGCAAATATGCAGATGACGCGGCGTTTATGGCAGGTACGCCATTCGCAGTAAGCACCTTTAAGCAAAATGTTCTTCTGAATGAGGGCATTGCCGAGATGTGGGATTTAATTATCGGTGCAGGCGGGACAGCGTTTTCCGAAGCCAACTCTTACATCGGCATCGGCGACAGCGATACAGCAGCAGCAGCCTCGCAGACGGGTTTGCAGGCCGTAACGAATAAATATTATGCGGCAATGGCATCGACCTATCCTTCCCGGTCTGGCCAGACTGTAACGTGGCGTGGAGTAGTCGGTGGATCTTATGGCAACCATGCGTGGAAGGAATTCACTGTCGCTAACGGCAACAGCGATTCTGCAAAAAACATGAATCGTAAAGTTTCCGATCAGGGTACAAAAATTAGCGGCCAGACGTGGACGGTCGATTTGGCAATTACGCTTAGCTAATTAATCCTTGCTCCCGCCTCCGTTGTCATTCCCGCGGAGGCGGGAATCCAGGGAAGGAAAACAAAATGGAAATTATCAACGAAAATTCGACTTTAGATTTGCGGCTGTCGTTTGCTGATGAAAGCAGCGTCGGCGTTGTCCCGACTGCGGCACAGTACCGGATTGACGATGTCGAAACGGGCGCGCAGATCCTGGACTGGACGTCGTTTACACCAGCGGCAGCGACGCACGACTTGTCAATAACGGATGCGCAAAATGCCATCATCAACAGCGATCTGGAAAAAGAAAATAAACGGGTAACCGTAAAAATTACTTATGGGCCGCAAAGTAAAAAAGCCACGGGGGCCTATATCTATACCGTGAAAAATTTAAACAAGATACCATAGGAGCTAAGCGACAATGGCATACTGCATATTAGCAGATATTAAAAAGGCGCTGTCTGAAGAGATCATCAAACAATTAACCGATGACGACAATATCGGCGAGATTATATCGGCTAACGTCACGAAGGCTATAGCGCGGGCGGATGCTGAGATAGACGGCTATTGTGCCGTGAAGTACGCGGTGCCCTTCACAACGGTGCCACCGGTCGTCGCCGGGCTTTCGCTTGATATGTCGATTTATTATCTCTACAAACGGCGCACCGTGTCCGAGGACGTACAAAAATCTTATGATAATGCGATCGCCCGGCTCAAGGACATAGCCAAGGGGCTTCTGTCCCTGGGCGTTGATCCGCCTCCGGCTGCGTCAACGTCGGAAGGGGCAGAAAGCAATAAATCAGTAAGTGATCGCATTTTTACTCGCGACAGTATGAAAGGGTTTTAACAATGTTTGCAGAAATCGAAGACGGCATTATCGCCCGGCTCAACGCTAAACTCAGCGGCGTCACGAAAGTCTCTGTAGACAAGGCACACAGCAATCTTAACCTTAACCTGCCGATCATCAATGTGATTGCAGGCGGCGGTACTTTCGTCTCCGTCACGATGTCGCAATACAAGTGTAAAACGCAGGTGTTTGTGATTTTGACTTTCCAAAATCTTAAAAGCGAGGCCGACCGGCGCAAAGGCGTCTATCCGATATTGCTGGCGATACTTCTTTTTTTGGCGGGAAATAAATTCGGCCTGAAAATAGAGGCGCTCGTGCCCAAGCGTCTGGATAACATTACCGAGGAGGCCGAAGCCAAAGCGGGCAAGATCGTTTTTCAAATTGAATTTGAAACTGGCTTCGTCATCACGCCGACCTCCGACGAAGAGCTTGTGGATCTGCTGACCATCGGCCTGAATTATTATTTGCAAGATCCGGCAGACGACAACATCGCTGATGCGTCGGACGTCGTGACACTAGATCAAACGTAGAAACACTTCCTTTTCTTCCCCTCCCTTGAGGGGAGGGGCCAGGGGAGGGTGAAAAAGGAGGATACACAATGCGAGTTCAAGCAGCGCCGGGCACGAAATGCCCTAAGGAAGGAAAACCGCGAGAATACATTGACGACCAAACAACCCAAACTGTGCCGGACAGCGCTTATTATATGCGCCTGGTCAGTGACGGATCGCTTGTCGTTGCCACTATAACTGCGGCGAAATCCGCAAAAGAAAAGGGAGGTAAAGAATAATCATGGGATCGGAAAACATTACATTTGCTTCAATTCCCAGCAGCATTCGCAAGCCGGGCAAGTATTTGGAGTTTAATACCAAGCTGGCGGTAAGGACACTGCCCGCCAACGCACAGAAAATGCTGATCATCGCCCAGCGGCTGGCGGCAGGTACCGTGGCACAGCTTATTGCCACAAAGGTATTCTCCGACGCTGAAGCCGCTGCGTATTTCGGCGAAGGTTCCATCGCACACCTGATGGTCAGAGCGGCCATCAAAGCAAATCCGTATCTGGATTTGACCGTTTGCGCTCTCGACGATTTTGCCACATCGCCTATCGCCCGCGTCCACACGCTGGCAATTACCGGCCCGGCCACCGGCAGCGGCACATTAACTCTGTGGGTCGGCAATGTCCGCTATCAGGTAGGCATCACTTCGACGGATACGGCCACAATCATCGGCGATGCGCTGAAAGCCGCCCTGGACAATGATCCTGCCCTGCCCTTTACCGTTGTGCATACCACCGGGTCTTTGGCCTTCACCGCCAAAAACAAAGGCACCGTGGCCAACCAGATTGATTTTGAGGCAGCAGTCACGGCCACCGGCGTCACGGCGACCTTTACCGCCACCACAGCCGGATCAGTCGACCCGACGCTGGCAACGGCATTGGCGGCAGTAGTCGGTGAACAATACGACATCATCGCCGTGCCGTTCATTGATGCGACATCGTATGCGGCGCTTAAAACCCATTTGGATCTGGTTTCCGGCCCGATGGAACAGCGTCCCGGAATCGGCGTAATTGCCGATGACGACGCCCTGGGCACAGTAACAACGCTTACCGCCACGATCAATTCGGGACGTATTCTCTGCGCGTATTTACGCGGCACTAAAAGCCCGATCTATGAGATCGCGGCGGCAATGGCCGCAGTCATCGCCTTTGAAGAAGATCCGGCCAGACCGCTCAATACACTGGCCCTGACCGGCATCGCCGCGCCGCCCATCGCCTCGCGTCTGTCCCGGACAGAGCAGGAATCCTGCCTGGCTAACGGAGCGACGCCTCTGGAAGTAGGCCCCGGCGAAATTGTTCAGATTGTTCGCGCGATCAGTACCTATGTCCATGACGCCAACAGTATTGACGATATTTCGCTGCTGGATATCACTACCATCCGCACCCTGGATTATGTGAGAGAAGCTGTCCGCACCCGCATCGCGCTGCGATTCCCTCGCGAAAAATTATCGAGTAAAACGCCTGAGGCTGTGCGCGATCAGATCATGGACGTGTTGTATCAATTGCAGGATTTGGAAATTGTCGAAGAGGTCGAAGCCAATGCGGACGGCGTTATCGTCGAGCGAGATCTGCAAGACGCCAACCGGCTCGATGCGAAGATCCCCTGCGACGTGGTCAACGGCCTGCATGTCTTCGCCGGTCGGATAGATCTGCTTTTATAAAAAATAATGTCATTCCCGCGCAGGCGGGAATCCAGGAATGGAGGTAAATAAATATGTCAGAAGAATTTGTAAGTCAGGTACTGCTGGAGATAAACGGCAAAAGCATTACCGATTTCAAATCGGTGGAAGAGAAGGAATTCGAACTTCACAAGGTCGTCAACCTGATGAACGGCACCGGCCACACTACGGCACAGCCACGCCACGGCGTCAATGTGGAATACGTAGTTCCCTTTGATGGGCCGGAATTCGATTTTACTGAGGTCAAAGGCGGGACGATCACCATTGACTACATGAACGGCACCCGCGTCAAATACGCCGGTGTTTACGTCCTGAAAATCGGCGCATTGAAACACGATGGCGACAAGGAATCAGTCCGCACCATCGAGTTTTCGGCCAAGACCAGGAAATAAAAACAACCTCCTGTCATTGCCCGGCCTGACCGGGCAATCCAGGAATAACGAGGAGATTAAATTATGTTTACCGAAAAAGGAACTCTTCCGGACGGAATAGAATACGACGGGACATTACATAGCGGATATGAAATACGCGAACAGCTCGTGGGCGATGCGATTTCTGTTTTTGATGATGCGGACGTAACAGCGAGAGCGGTGAAAAACCCTCAATACTTGAGTGTATGCGTGCTCGCCAATATGCTCGTATCTCTTGGCAGCATACCAAAGGATAAGATCACGGGCGATCTATTGATGTCGATGAGTCAGGATAATTTCAACGAACTGCGCGCAGCGGAAGAGAGGTTGGACGCGAAGCGCAAATCCTTTCGCGCCGAAAACAAAAAATAGCCGCAAGGTCATATTGGCTCTCTTAGATATGGGGTTTGAGTTAAAAGATGTTTTGACGATGCCGATAATGGTAACGATGGAATATCTTAACGCGGCCAAAGAGATGAAAGAACCGAAAACAAGCGGCAAAAAATATTCAGTGAAGAGCAAGAAATAATGCCTGATTTAAAAGTATACCTGGAACTGATCACGAAATCAGACAAGTTTCAAAGCGGATTAAAAGCGGGTGAACGGTCGCTGGAAGGGTTCAAACAGTACGCTTCCCGTGCTGCCTCCGTCGTCGCAAATCTGACGCAGAATATTGGATTTTTGGGCAATGCCGCCGCCGCTCTTTCCGGCGGACTTGTTTTGAAAAAATTATTTGGCCTATCCGATTATATGCCTATCGACGACGCGCTTCTTCGGATGCAAGTAAATCTAAAACTGACCGGCAAGGAGCTTGATGACTTAAAAACTAAGATCGCGGCTGTCGCCGGTGAACGCGGTATTGAACAGGGCACAGCTTTTCAGTCGGCATATAAATTATCTTTTAATTACAAACCGGATGAAATTTTGGAAATCGTGAAGATCTCTGACGAAGCCGCCGATGCGATGAAAGCGCCGTATGATGTCGTACAGGATCGCATTGTTCAGATCATGAAGCTATACAAACTCACCGCAAAAGAAGCAAAAGGCGTCGCAGACGCGATGGTCGCTTCCCGTGTAGACGTGGAATCCCTTGATACCATGATGCAGCGTCTGGTTCTTCGCGGCGGGTCGAAAAAAGATTATATACAAACCCTTGGCATGCTGCGCGGCCTGAATATGGCGGGCATGAGTAATCCGCGTGTTATCATGCAGCTCAATGAAACACTGGGCGCGATACAGGATAAGGCCGACATCCTGGAAGCCAGCGGCATTAAGGTTAAAGATAAAAAAACGGGCGAATGGCGTGATCAGCTCGAAGTATTAAAAGACCTCGAAGCCTATCTGCAAAAGATGCGCAAGACGATGAGTTCCAGCAAATACGACGAAGTCATTGACAAAACATTCGGCCCGAATTCCCGCCAGCGCCTCGATTTTATCTTCAGCCAGAAAGAAAATTTCAAAAAGGGTATGGACGAAATGGGCCACGCCGCGCAGATCGCCGCTGAACGATCCGCCGCCGCCGATGCGGCGTGGTTCAAACAATTGGAAAGAGTCAAGAGCGAACTCGGTTCAATCAAAACAGATTTGAAATTTATATACGACCTGGCCAAAAAACCGGTCAAGTTTGCGGCGGATCATCCTGGTGTCACAAAGGCGGCAGGCTACGGCGCAGCCGCTTTATCCCTCGGTGTTCTCGGCGCTCTCGGCTTTGGCACAATAAAAAAAGTGCTCGGTGGTTTTGGCAAAACCGCCATAGGCGTTGCCGAAGGAAAAGCATTGCAAGAAGTAGCAGGCGTCACACCAGTCTTCGTTACAAATATGCCAGCTGGCGGTGTTGGCGTACCGGGTGTCCTCGATAAAGTGGGACTAGTGGCGTTGGCCCCGGTAATAGGGACGGTGGGTGCCGTTATTGCAGCTACAGTGGCATCCGCTACAGCAGTGACGTCGCTGGTTAATGCGTTACGCGGGGGCAGCGGCGATAATTGGATCAATAAAACATTAACGGGTGGAAAACAGTTGGAGGTGTTTGAAGGGGCATGGGGCGATATGCTCTATGACTTTTTGCATAAGGCGGAAAAACCTGCAAAAACAGAGGTTAAAAACACAATTAATCTGAAATTAGATAAGGATTTAAAATTGTTTGCCGATGGTAGTAATGGCGCCGATTTTAAAATAAATATTTTTCGCGGAAATTTTTTCGCGGTGTAACGTGGATGAGTAGATGGTTTTCTATTCACCCTTCACAAGGAGCGAAGCGACACAATGGCATTAGATTTCGATCAAACATCTTTAGACCTCGATCATGGATATCTCAATGATTTATTTATCCAGATGGAAACCATTGAAGATAATTTTGAAAAAGCGATCGCCCGCTATGACTATCCCTATGCAGACGGTGCGGATCTGGAAGACATGGGTCAAAAAGCCCACACCATCCGCGTGCGCTGTTATTTTTGGGATGACGCCGAACAGCAAACCTATGCCGACCATAAAACATTATTAGACTCTCTGGCAACTCAAGACCTGCTTGATTTTGTGCATCCTAAATACGGATTGCTCAAAGGGAAGATCGAATCCATTGCCGTCATGCATGACGACAGCATCCGCAAGGCTTCACTGGACATATCCTTTGTCGAGCAGATGCGCGGAGCGCTGAATGTCGCGTCTTCGCAAAGCGTTTTATCTGCAGTGGAAGACGCATATCTGACAGGGCAGGATCAGCAACTAAACACCCTGGCTTACGACATCAAGGCCGCAATACCTACCGCCGACGCCGGGGCCGTTACTAAAATACTGGATGCAGACACCGGGTTATTGGTGCAGATGCAGGAATTCTCCGGACAGGCGCGGGTATTTGTCGGCAGTGTGGAAGATTACCTTGCCATATCTCAGGCCGTAGCCAATCAGGAACTCAGCCCTCTTAACTCGCTTCAGGCTACTATTATCTATGCTGATAATCTTCCCGGTAGAATTTTGGGATCTCATTCCAGCGCCGTGGAAAAGATTGCGCGACTGTTCGATTCTTCGTGGAATTATCCGCGCCAGTTCATATCAAAGTTAAACGATGCCTTCGATGATCTGCAGGATTCTTACGTTGATCTCGGCGAATCCGTAAGTGGGCAGTCAGCCTCAGAAACCATGACTAAACATTTGCAGATCACCTGTGCCCAGCGTCTGGCGCTGGAAGCCGCCGCAATCTATGCCGCCGATGAACAGGCCTTCCGGGACGGTGATCCCGATTTTCAAGTTATGAATATCCGGGAACTGGAAGAGACGCTGGCCATCGTCCGCACGCGGATCGAAGCGGCTGTGGAAGTCGCCCGCGAAATGGACAGCCTCAAAACAATGGCGGCGGCCCTGCTTACTCAGATCAACTCTGTTCGTCTGGAACGCGAGAAAATGATCGCTGTAACGCTGGATAACCCCATGCCGTTGCATCTTGTCTGCCTGAAGTATGGCCTGCCTTACACAGACGCGGAGCGTTTACTGAAGGTTAACAGAAATATTCAAAACCCGAACTTCGCTGATGGTGAGGTCTTTGTCTATGCCCGATAAGGTCGAATTAAAAATTGGTGGCATTAAAATAGAACACTTTTTAAAGTATTCCATCAACGCGGATCTGTACACGCCCGCCGATGCTTTTCACCTCGAGCTGGCCAATCCGGAAACGGTAATCACCGCCGGGAAACAATGTGATTTATGGATAAACAACAATTTAGAGTTGACCGGCATCATTGACAAGGTGCATCGCAAAGTCAATAAGAGCGGCGAATCTCTAGCGGTGGAAGGCCGTGATTTCATGGGTTGGCTGGTGGATGCTTACTGCGAGTCATTTGTTGATACCAAGAATATGAAACTAAAAACCCTGGCAGAACTTCTTTTAGCCAAAGCTCCTTTTATCTCACTTAAATCCATTGACTATGAGAAAAATGTCGTCGGTACGCTCAAAGGGAAAAAAGCTACAGGATCAGGTTTTTTGTCCGCGTTAGATACTGCCCAGAAGATCGGCCATATCGAAGCGGGCATGACCATCTTTGAAGTGCTTAAAAATTATTCTCTGAGCCGTGGGATGTTGTTTTACTGTACCGAAAAAGGACAGTTAGTCTTTAGACGCCCGCTGGCCAAAGGAGCGCCGGAATACACGTTAACGATGCTTAAAAGCGGCAGGGGCAATAACGTGATCGAATCCGAAGTGGCGCAGGATATATCCAGGCGCTACTCTAAATATATCGTTGTCGGCCAGCAACAGGGCGCACCGACAATTGCTAATCCTTCAGGGATCAACACGGACAACAAAGGTACTCCGTGTATTGACCCGACATTTCCATTCTATAAACCGTTTGTCACTACGGACAATAACGATAATCTAAGCCCTAAAGAACGCGCCAGAGTTATCATGGAAAAACACCGCAGGGAAGGCACGCGTCTTGTTTATACAGTCGGCAGACACAGCCAGAACGGCCAGAACTGGGCAATTAACAAGATGTGCAGGATCAAAGACGAAAAACAATATATCGACGGCGATTATTTGATCTATGGCCGCACGTTTGAATTGGATAAGCAAACCGGCCCGATCACGAAGGTAAAACTCGGCGTACCGGGGGTGGTAGCATGATTCGTGGCATTGTAACCTCAGTGACTGAAGGCTTAATCAAACTCTTTACCGCGTCCGGACGGACGGATGAATCGTTTGAAGACAGAGAGTATTTCCAGCACTACGGATTCACGTCGCGTCCCAAAGAAGGCGCGGAAATTATCATGATCCGGGAAGGCAATCATATTGTGGCGATTGCCTCCGATGATCGCCGGTACCGCATAGCGCTCGAAGACGGCGAAGTCGCAATCTATACCGATGAGGGTGACAAAATTCATTTGAAGCGTGACAGAAAAATAGAAATCGTAAGTGGCGCGGAAGTAAAGGTCGATAGCCCTGCAATCATATTAGGTGGCGGCACAACGCGATACCTAATGGATGAACGGCTTGTTACCTGGTTACTGGCACATACACACAACGGTGGCTCCGCTCCTGATCAGGCGCTGCTCACTGCAAACGTAGGCACATCCGTCACAAAGGCAGGGTAAATATGGATTTTGCTATAACAACAGAGAGTGGCATCGGCGCGATGACCTTTAACAAGGTCGAAACGATAATGAACAACATCTATTTATCGCTGGTCGTCGCGCGCGGATCATTTTTTGCTAATACTTCTTTTGGCTCCCGCCTGCATCTGCTCCAGAGAGCTAAAAACACCGATACAACCATGCGCCTGGCAATTGATTACTGCAAGGAAGCCCTGCAGTGGATGATCGACGCCGGTAAAGCGTCAGCCGTGAATGTCTACGCCCAGCGCGACCGGACAGAGGATTTAAACCGGCTGAAACTGCTCATTGAAGTGACACCATACTCCGGCGCTGCGCCGGTGGCCTTCTCAACTTTTATAGAGGTAATTTGATATGGATTTTCAAAAAGATTTTGACACACTCTTCGCGGCCATTTTAACGGACTGGCAAAATCAGTTTCCGGAGGCCGACCTTTCCCAGGGCAGCCTAATCTATATGAAAAGCGCTTGCCTGGCATCGGCTCTTTGGGGTCTCTATAAATATCAGGACTGGATCGCAAAGCAGATGTTTCCGGACACGGCGGAGACCGCGTATCTTGAGCATCACGGCTGGGTGCGCGGAATATCCCGCAACGTTGGCGAAACCGATGCCGATTATCTGGCGCGCATCCTCGAATATATCCGCCGTCCACCGGCAGGCGGCAATCAATACGATTATATCAAGTGGGCAAAAGAGATCGACGGTGTCGCCCAGGCCTGGTGCGTCCCACTGGGTCAGGGTTTGGGCACGGTGGACGTGATTATCCTGGCTGACGTCGACACAACCGGCAGCGAGATTCCCAGCTCATCGGCGCGGATCGGTGTGACGACATCAGTTACAGTGGGCAAATTAAAAGACTCTGCGGGCACGTTCACAACAGCCCACGCCGTGGCCGCAGGTGATATCGTGGAAAATCCGCTGCGCGGGACGCAGACTACCGTATCCACCGTGGACAGCGCCATTCAGTTGACGCTGGTGGCTGATATTTTTAAATATGCCGGTGAGCCTTATATTATCCATTCGCATACAGGAGTTAACACCTCTATTAGCGCGGGCAAACTGGTAGACAGCGCCGGTGCATTCACTGATTCTACTTACACCGTCAAACCCGGCGACATAGTAGAAAACATAACGGACAATACAGAAACCACCATTGATACCGTAGACGCAGCCGGGCAGGCTACGCTGACCGATGATATTTTCCTCGCCACGGGTAAAAGCTACGTCATTAAAGGCCTTGTCGCGCAGGTTAAATCATACATCGATCCGTTGCGCCCGGTAACGGCTTCTAAAGTGACCATTTTCGCGCCGACACCGGTCACACAGGCCGTTACAATGACTGCCACCGGTACGGGCATTGATCTGGCTGCCATTGCCGACAATATCGAAGCTTATATGAATACAATGATACCCGGACAGACGCTGTACAAGGCTAAACTCGTGCAGATCGCGATGGACGCGGGCGCGGCAAACGCGACAGTCTCCACACCGGCGTCGGATGTCTCAGCCACCACATATCAGATGATCAGACCAGGAGCGATCAGTGTTTCATAAGGATGTACTAAAATCATTATTACCGATAGCCCTCGGCGGCGTGTTCGATGACGATCTTGCCCTGGAAGGCGCACAGTTGGATGCCGCTCAAGCCAGCGCGGAATTGTTATTAAGAGAGGCCTTCCCGGAATCGTGCGATAGTACCATAGAAGACTGGGAACGGGTTTGCGGCCTTATACCCGCCACAGGCGACCTCCTGCAGACGCGCCAGTTGCGGGTAATCGCCAGACTGCGCGAACGCGGCGGATTGTCCCTTCCCTATTTTGCCGCACTGGCGGAGACAATGGGTTATACCGTGACAATCGAGGAGCTACTGCCGAACACTGATGGATATGGACTGGAAGGCCGTTTCCGCTGGCGGGTCACTTTTACAGGAATACCGGTGATCTATTTCAGGGCCGGGCAATCACGCGCCGGTGACCCTCTGATTGATGCCGGAATAGCCTCAGCGCTAGAAGGGCTTTTTACAGATATAAAACCGGCGCACACACAAGTCATCTATGCCTACGCATAAAAGGAGACCAATATGAGTAAAACACCATTTCAGGATTCTGTCTCTCCAGGGACGCTCGTTACAGCGGCATTTTTAAATGCGATGCAAAATCACCGCCATGATGGCCGCGATGTTGACGGCTCATGTCCGATTGATTACGCCGTCGATACCGGCTCGGCGAATGCGTATGTGGCCACATATTCCCCGGCTTTAACAGCGCATATTGCCGGTCTGCCGCTTACTTTTAAGGCTACTAACGCAAATACCGGCGCGAGCACTTTCAATCCAGGGCCGGGCGCTATAGCAATCAAAAGGAAAGATGGTACCGCTTTACAACGCGGCGATATTCCGGCTGGCGGCATAATTACCGTTCAGCATGACGGTACCTATTATCAATTACAATCTGCCACTCCTACTTTATATTACGCGGCTGATACCGGCGCGGCGAATGCGTATGTGGCCACATATTCCCCGGCTTTAACGGCGCATATTGCCGGTCTGCCGCTTACTTTTAAGGCTACTAACGCAAATACCGGCGCGAGCACTTTCAATCCAGGGCCGGGCGCGATAGCAATCAAAAGGAAAGATGGTACCGCTTTACAACGCGGCGATATTCCGGCTGGAGGCCTCATTACCGTTCAGCACGACGGTACCTATTATCAATTACAATCTGCCACGCCTACTTTATATTACGCGGCTGATACCGGCTCGGCGAATGCGTACGTGGCCACATATTCCCCGGCTTTAACGGCGCATATTGCCGGTCTGCCGCTTACTTTTAAGGCTACTAACGCAAACACCGGCGCAAGCACGTTTAATCCAGGGCCGGGCGCGATAGCAATCAAAAGGAAAGATGGAACGGCCCTTCAGTCAGGCGATATTCAGGCTGGAGGCATTATTACCGTTCATCATGACGGTACCTATTATCAATTGGACACACCTCTTTCAACTATACCGGTTGGCGCAGAAATGTTTTGGCCGAAAGAAACACCCCCGGCAGGATGGCTGGAAGAAAACGGGGCGGCAATATCGCGCACAACCTACGCTGCATTATTTGCAGTAATTAGCACAATGTATGGCTCTGGCGATGGAAGCACTACCTTTAATTTGCCGGATTCCAGAGGTATGTTCCTTCGTGTATGGGATCATGGTGCGGCCATTGATCCTGATAGAGCCAGCCGGACGGATCGCGGAGATGGAACATCAGGAGATCATGTCGGGACTGAACAAGCCGAAGCTTTAAAGGCGCACACACATGCTATGCCAGCTAAAACAGCAACACGTGATGAAATGTATGGTGACGGTAGCGCTGGTGATGGGCTTGGCGGATCATCATCTAAAACTACAGGTTCAACAGGCGGAAACGAAACACGCCCGGTAAATACAACAAGGATGATGATCATTAAATATTAAGCGAAAGGCGGACAGTAATTATGGGAGCGCCAACTCCCAAAACCATGCGATCAATACTCGCAAGACAGGATGACCTGCTACCATCCACCCAGTGAACCAGGGCCGGAATATATCAGGCGGCATCCCATAAATCAATGGAGGATCGCATGAATAGTTTTCTCGCGTACATGGGCGGAAAATCGCTTTTAACAAAGAAGATCATCACAAAGATTCCGGATCATAATTGCTATTGTGAAGTATTCGCTGGCGCGGCCTGGCTGCTGTTTCGGAAGGAAGAATCAAACGTTGAAATAATCAACGATATCAATACCGATCTGGTTACATTATATAGAGTGGTCAAACTCCATCTGGAAGAGTTTATTCGCTATTTAAAATGGATACTCATGGCCAGGGATGAATTCGAACGTTTCAAACTGGAGAATCCGGATACTCTGACGGATATCCAGAAGGCAGTGCGGTTTTATTATCTTTTAAAATCCGGATTTGCAGCGCGATTGGAAAACCCATCCTTTAATATAGCCACAACGTCACGCCCGCGACTCAATCTGCTGCGGATCGAAGAGGAGTTATCAGCGGTGCATCTTCGTCTCTCTAGGGTATATGTGGAGAATAGGCCGTTTGACGCCATTATTAACCGATTTGATAAGCCTGACACCTTCTTCTATTGTGACCCTCCTTATTATGGCTTTGAGGATTATTACGGCAAAGGGATATTCAGCCGGGAAGACTTTGGCCGGTTGAAGGATATATTGGCTGGAATAAAGGGTAAATTTATAATGTCGATAAATGATGTCCCGGACATCCGGAGTTTGTTCAAAGGGTTTAAAATCGAGGCAGTCGGGACGACATATACTGCCGGTGGCGCAAACAAGAAAAAAAGTGTAAAAGAGCTGCTGATCAGGAACTATGAGGAGGGTAAATATCGATCGGCGGCGGGGATAATCAAATGAACCTTGATACAATCAAATGAATTTGGGAAGTGATTTATCGCGCATTTTGCCATCGCGCTATCACGCCCCGCCACAAGTGGATCGGTCACTCTGGCCGATGGAACCGTAATTGTATATGGCAATATACTCACCGGTTCAACACTCGGGCAGGCAGGCGGAAGAATAGATGCCTTAACTCTGGCGCAGATGGTCAATGTCGGTGTCGATAAACTCCATGACAGGATTATCGCCATTGATATCACGACCAAGGCGACCACGGGTAAAGCGGGAACAATCGGTATCGGTATGTTAATCGATCAGGATTAATGCCGGTAATTAATTAACCAAAAGGGCGGGGATCGCCTCGCCCTTTCTTTTAAAATCAGGAGGAGCACGATGCTTATTCATTGTTTGATTAAACGAGAAGGCCCGACGACGGTAACATTGGAAAACACGAAATATCTCTTTATGCCGATACCGGGATCGAAGAAGGGCGAAATGACAACCTCGGTGTGTGAGGTCAGTAAGCAGAGTCACATTGACCATCTTTTGAAGTTGTCGATGTATGAAGAATACGATCAGGAAAAAGTTGAGGCAGAGCGAGCGTTAGAAGCTAAAAAACCGGATTTGATGAAGGGTTTTTCAATCGAGAAGTATTCAGAGGCGGGATATGTCGCCGTTGATAGGCGCAAGAAACCCATTAAGATTGCCGGAGAAAATGGCGAATGGGTGACAAAAGGCACGGCAGTAGTGCCTTTCAAGTCGGAAATGGAAGCATACACTTTCCTGCAGGAAGCCGTGCAGCTTCCAGAGGAAAGCAAAGTCGAAGATGAGGTAGGACAACTAACCAAGAAAAAGGCCTAAATTATGTTAATGAGTGAACTCATATTGGCGGTGTTGCCGCGACTAGGGAG